TCATTCCACGGATTTTCCACGTTTTGCCCGATTTAAAACGGGCAGCATGTCGGCGCGTTGAGCTTCCTCCGTGACCACGACATGCTGATACCGGGATGCCGATTTTTCATCCTTCCACGCCCCGGTTCCTACCAATCCCTTCGTGTCCAGCTTCCCAAACCGGCGCATCCACGTGGCCCAAGTGTGGCGGCAGGTGTGGAAAGTCACGGCCGGTAGCCCTGCCGCTTTTTTGGCCTTCCGCATCAGTGTGTAGAGGCGTCCGTTCTTGTTGAAGCGGAATAAGCGCCCTTCCCGCGATAACCCCATGGGATGATTCGCCAGCTCCACCAACAGTGGCTGAGCAATATGAACCGCTCGCGCTTCCCCGTTCTTGGTTTTCGGAATGAAGATCATCGAGTGTTCGAGATCGATCTGGCTGCACTCTATCGCCAGCGCTTCGCTCAATCGCAGGCCGGTGTAGCAGAGCAACGCCAGGAAGACACGGAACTCCATGTCCTCGGCTTCGGCGGCATTCAAAAGCCGCTCTGCCTGTTCCGGCGTCATCCACTCTGTTTTTTCCGCACCCTGCGCACCCTTGGGGCGTCGGAGCCGCACGTTCATCTTGGCATGCTGCATGATGGCAGACATTGGCGTATAGACCTGCCGGTTGCGTGTGGCAGGTGAGGCGTCCGGATAAAGCAGGTGAGCGGCCTCGTCTATTTGCTCCTGGTCGATGCTTGCCATCGGTGTGGTGGTAAAGTGCTCGGTCAGTTTGTCGAGGAAACGCCGGTCCCCACCGTTCTTCAAATACGACAGGGCCGCCTCAGCAAATGTCAGGGCGCCCTTGGGGACAAAGGCACCACGTTCGATTTCGGCTTTGAGCGCTCGGAGAGCTTCGTTGGCTTTCTTGCGGTCAGGAGTGCCCGTAGTTCGGTCAATGGGGCCGACGCCGAGGTATGTGCCGCGGATCGAGTAATTGGGCGACTTGCCCGCCCTTGGGGGATGGAGCTTGAGGGGCATGGTAACGCCTGAATTAGCTTCGTCAGGTCGTGGGAGGTGAAAAGCTTACGCCTCCCCGCGCTCCTGTAGAAGGGATATTCTCGGATGAGGTCTTGCAGCGTGCGCCGACTGATATGCAGGTGCTCCGCCGCTTCCTCCATCGTGTAGAGCTTGGGCAAGGCATCTACCATTTTGCCCTCCGTTCTGGCACTGATGGCGCATGACCCCAGAAGAAGCCGACGAACGGATAATTCTTTCCCGCCAAACCCTGCACCGATACGTGCAGATGGTTGCCGCTGGTCAGATTCCCGTGATGGACATGGGCCTGATGCACGACGAACTTGATCTGCTCGAACGCATAGCGGATGGACATCCGGGCAAGGTCGAGAAAATACGGGCCCTGGGCGAAGAATGGCTGGCGCTTATGGCCCAGATTCGGGCGAAGCTGAATTGAGGTCATCACTTTCCCTCCCTTGCGGCTTGGATCATCTGCTGGAAAGACAGAAAGCAGTCTCCTTCGTCGGTGACGGCCGAAACCATCTCCTCTGTCGGCTCCATGAGAGCGTCGAGAACAGCGTCGGCCTTGCGCAACGACGCCTTTGATGGAAACGGTGCGCCGCTAATCGCAACTGCGATTTTCTCCCGCATGTTCATTCCTCGCCCCCGATCTGGCGGATGTCGGCGGCTATGTTTTCGCTGGCCTCGTTGTAGCCTTCAGCCCATTTGTTTTGTGCGATGGATCTAGAGCCCTCTGCCACCTTCGCCGCCTTCTCAATTCCCCGCCTTTCCCTCTCGCCCATTTCTGCGGCAATGGCATCCGCCAGATCGCCGAGCATGGGCTTTACGCCGACGCCGGATTTCTCCCGGATATCTGCAATAATCGAAATGAGATTGGCGGTCTCGCGCTGGGAGGCCGAGACAAGAGCGCGGGCGACCATCTCCGAGCATTTTCCGATGCGATCGACCGCCATCAGCCCCTTGAACTGATCGCTGTCGACTAACTCGACGGCCATCTCCATGGCCCAATCCGGCAGTTCATTTTCCATCTTGGGCCTCCAAGGCTGCGCGGCCGGCGTCGGTCAGCTCCCAAACTAGCATTACGGCGTAGCCGCTGTTTTGGTATTGCTGGAGCAGGCCTGCTCGCTCCAGCCTCCGGCACGACCGCAGCACGGCGGCCGTTGTCAGTTTCGGCATCGCGGACTGTCGGGAGATACGATTTCGCAGCACGTATGTTGCGTTGGGGCTCCATTCACCCGCAGCCCGCAATACGGCTCGATCAAGGCTATCTCTGTGCGCTTCGGTCAGCTTCATTCCCCGCCCTCCAGAAAATCCCGGCCGGCGCGGGCACGGATCGCGGCCATGATTGCCTTGATCGTTGTCCACGAAATCGGGACGTCTTGCATGATGGTCTCCGGTTCGTCGTCCTCGTTTCCCTCATACATGGGGTTGGCTATTTCGACGCGCTCATGAAACTCTCCGATGTACGCAGCCTTCGTCTCCGCGCTCGGCGTCATGGCCTCCATAGCGCGGGATAGGCGGGCTTCGGCCTTGTCGCGCTCGGCCTCCGCAACGGTTCGGCCAACAGCGGCCTTCTGGTGCATGCTTGACTTGCTGCGCCAAACGTCGCGCTCGTATTCCAGCCTTGCGATGGCATCCTGAGCGTCGGAGAGACGGACGAGGGGTTCAACCCATTCCGTGTATTCGTTGTGCTCCCACATCTTTGCCAAGCCAGCATCAGTCGTGGTGTAGATGCGCGGCCCGAAATCCTTGTGCGTTTGCCGCTCCTGCCGCCGCCACGCCACCACTTCCAGCCCATCAGCATGGGAGAGGGTGGAGAGGGCTTTTTTCGCATCGACCGCGATGCGGTGCATTGCCGTGGCAACCTTCACACGACCCTGACCGCCGCCGTCTCGGTTGAGCGCAATGACGTAGTTCGCCATATCGGCTTCGTCTGCGATTTTTTGCAGCAATCGTTGCACCGCCACCCCACCGGAGCGGCGGAGATGAGGGGTAGCGCTTAACGTGGCGTCGGCATAGCTCGCACGTTCACTGGTCATGACAGAAGGCTCCATTTCTCGATTTTCCGGGTGGCCGTGTTCTGGGGAGGGCGCTTCTGGAACCCAGCGCCGCGCTTGGTCGGCGTAGGACGGATGCCTGCCTGGCGCTGCCGTATCCGGGCGCTCTTGGCTTTCTCGGCTACGTCCTCGCGGGTTTTTGCCTTGTGGCACCAGTCGCAGAGGCATTGCAGATTGGCCTCGGAGTGCTGGCCGCCATTGATGAGGGCGACGATGTGATCCGCCTGCCATTTATCGCCGGGCCCGAGCTTGCGCCCGCAACACTGGCAGCGGCCACCGGCGGCCTCAAAGACGCGGAGTCGCACCCTGGGCGGAATAGCCTGGTCATCTGTCTTTCCGACCCAAAGGGCAGCGGACCTAGCCATGATCGCGCCTCCCCATCAGGAAATCGCGGGCTCGCTTCTCCCAATCGGCCAGATCGTTGTCGTATTGTTCCTGCACCCAAAGGTGCGGGGTGCCTGACCTGCTGTAATGCTCGGGATACATGGCTGCGCTGGCAGGGAAGCGGGCTCGGATTGCCTTTTCAGTCAGGCCGGCATCGATCTTTCGGGCGCGGACACAGAGGTCGAGACCTTCGGATAGGAGCGTTTCGAGGTGCTGCTCTCGGCTCGGCATCACGCATCCCTCCGAGCTTCGGCGCTGATCCTGTCTTCGTGTCCAAAGCAGTATGTGCCTCCGGCCTGCTCGATGATGGCGAGGAACTGCTGTTCTTCGGGAGATAGGTGCCTCACGACACGACCTCATCTTGCGTGAGACCCAGGCGGCCTGCAACGATGGGGTAATTTTCAAGCAGCCAGAGCTCGTCGTCTCGGTCCTCAAGTTGGTGCTGGAACCACATATAGTCCTCGCCCCAGCAGCCGGTCATTTCGGCATAGGCATTACCCGCCGCCTGGCATTCGACGTGCTGATAGCTGGAGTAGAAATCCCCCCAATAGACGCCAGCATGATGATAGGCTTTGGAGCCGATTTCGATCACCGTGCCACACTGCTCGCAGACGTGAACCCCACGGGTGGATTTGATAACGCGTTCGTGGTGGAAGTCGCCCATTATGCCGCTCTCCCAACTGTCGCCAGCGTCTCTGGCGCAACGCCGATGAGGTCGCCGATGAACTCCATGATGGCGGTCTTGGATGCCTGAAACCGTGTCTTTCCCATCGAGCGATAGGATTGGCTTTCGGCCTCATAGACTGTGACAACTGCATCGCGCCGGATCACCAAGGCATATTTGTCGACATGGCCGGCGAGCACTGCTTGCAAGCGCTCTGCCTCCGCCTTCGACGGGCAGGGGTGCTGCACCATCGTTGCGAAGCCCTTGCGGATCAGCGCATATTTGCGCAGGTGTTCCGGCGACGGGTATTGCTCAAGCAGGTGATCGGGCAGGCTGTTCCAAGCCTCAGCCACGAAAGCAAATTCGTGGTTATGGCTGATCTGGCTGCGCTCGTGTTCCTCGGCCAGTCGGTATTGCTCACCGACCACGAATTGCCGATCACACTGGCGAGCCCAATATTCGGAGGCCGGCAGCATCGCCTCGCCGTCCCAGGTGAATTTAATGGGGATCGGGTTCATCAGCCTGCTCCCACCCCGCACACCCACCGGACGCGCTTGTCAAAGGCATCCTCAAGGCGGTTCACCAGCTTCTCGGGCAGGGAAATATACTGCTCGTTATTGCAGAACCTGTCGCTCCAATTGGACAGAGATGCGTCGGTCTTGCACCGATCCAGAGCGGCAATGGCTTCTTCGACGTATTGGACGTCAGAGAGGGTGGCGATCATTGAATTTCTCCGGCAGGCTTTCAGCGGCGGATGCTTTGGGCCTGCCGGCCTCTGCGGTTGAGGATTACGCGGCCATGGCGTCGGGAAGCCCGTAGCGACGGACCTTCTCAACCACTTCGGCCAGTTCTGAATTGAAGGCGTCCACTGCGGCGGCGAGCTTGGCGATATAAGCTTCATCGCGCTCAACGCGGACGATCAGCGGTGCCAGGCCGGGCGAGTAAGAAACGAAGTCCCACCACGCCCGCTCGGTAATCCAGAGGTTGCCGTGGACCTGGGCCTTGTGCTCGCTCGGTAGATCGTTCTTTTGCAGCCGCTCAATCTGGATGTGAGCGAGGGCCGTCTTGATCTCCAAGCCGCCATCTTCGCCAATCAGGCTATCTGGGCTGGCGCCAGCACCGCCGCGGCGAACAAAGCCGACCTGCACAGGATCAACGCCGCGCGCGAACGCGTAGAGGTCGCGGGCCTCGGCTTCCATGACCTTCCCGCGCTCCATGGCGGCATTCGAATAGCCCTCATCCTCAGGAGTGCCCCGGATGATTTCGCCGGCGAGGGTGCGGAGATATTTGAGCCGGGCTTGCGAAGGGCTGGCGCCGCGGGCGCGGGCAGCTTTCACTGCGGCGGCAAGCTGCTCAGCGCTGCATCCACTTTTGACCATGGAATCCATGATCGCCGCGGGGAGAAGCCCGTCGCGGCCCTCGGCCATGACGGTAGAGAACTCGGAGGCGGTCGGGATGCCTTTCCGCGCATCGAACCATTCCGGTGTGCCTTGCTCGCAATCAATGATCTCGATCATGGCTTCTTCGCCTTCACGAGATTGACCGCGCGCTCGTATTCCTTGGCCGGCAGGTCAGCCAGGTACTGGATTTTAAAAACCTTCATCAGACGCGCATCGTCAGCGGACGAAAACCCCACCTTTTCCATCAGGTCGATCAGGTCGTTGCGCTGCTCGTCGGTGATGGTTTCGACCGGTTTATTGCCGTCATTGTCGCTTTCACCCACCGCGACGTTGAAGATCATCCGCAGCAGGTAGCGCATGGCGTAGGACTGCGCCGCGCCGACCGCATGGGTCTTGGTCATGACGTCATTGCCCTTGGCGCCCTTGCCGTCTGCGGGCATGTCCTTGTGGTAGGTGCGGGTGTGGCCAGAATTTGTGACATGGCAGACGATGCGCACCCAGCCATCGGGCGCTCCCTCACCATCGTTGAAACTCAAGGCAAAGCCGTGCCTGGTGTAGATCGGGCGCAAGGCTCTATCGAGCTGCGCATAATCGGCGTAGCGGCTCTGGGTCTGGGCGTTGGCCATATTGGTGGCAACCGGTCCCATTTCCTTCTGAGCCGCCGCCATGGCCTCGTTGAACGCCTTCTCGGCGGCGTCCGCCTCAAGCTCTTTGCCAAAGGCGATCATCTCCTTGACCGACGCCAAGTCGTGGCCGGCGTGGATAAGCTGGTAGGCCATCTGGATTGGCGTCAGCTGGGTGGCCTGTGGCTCCATATGAGCCGGAAGTTCGGTTGCCTCTTTGGGCAATGTCATTGCTTGGGTCATCTGGGTATCCTTCTGACGATCTGCTGCTGCCCGTCGTGATGACGGGCAGGGGCCGATGGTCAGGCGTTTTCAGGAACCAGCTTTCCGCCTTTGGCGATCAGCCAAGTATCGGCAGGAATTCCGTCTTCACCGACCTTGCCGGTGGCAAAGCCGATGCACTTCGGCGGGATGCTTTGATCGAATTCGGCGACAGATACCCAGGTGCCGGCTTTGGCTTTGACGCGAGCATTGATGCCGGCCGAGGCAACAACCGTACCGTCACCAGACGCATCGATCCGGGCGGAGTCGCCGCTGGAGCCGATCCGGGCGGAGTCGCCGCTGGAGCCGATCCGGGCGGAGTAGCCGCTGGAGCCGATCTGGGCGGAGTAGCCGCTGGAGCCGATCTGGGCGTAGTCGCCGCTGGAGCCGATCTGGGCGTAGTCGCCGCTGGAGCCGATCCGGGCGTAGTCGCCGCTGGAGCCGATCCGGGCGTAGTTGCCGCTGGAGCCGATCTGGGCGTAGTCGCCGCTGGAGCCGATCTGGGCGGAGTTGCCGCTGGAGCCGATCCGGGC